CCAAGGCCGACTGCCCCAAGAGCGGCTGCGCCTTTTAATGCGCCTTTTTTGCTTTTAGGTTTTAATGTTTTAAGTAAACCCTTTACAGCACTAGCCCCTGCTTTAGCAGGAGATATTACTCCGCCTTCAAGTCTTGTCATTGCGCCAGCAGGTAAAGCACCAGATTTCTTAAATTGTTTAAACGCATTAGCATTATTCTGGAAATAAGTTACTGCCTTATTAAGACTATCATCTGGGATGTCGGGATATTTTGCCCGAATACTCATTGCTATTTCTGCTCTAGTTGCCATAGTCCTTATCCAAGTGTCACAGGGTCATTTTGTAAAAAGCGATTATAGAAGTCATTAAACTCTGGTGATTTTTTAAGTTGCGCTACTGTGCTATTCCAGTAAGCATCTAAATCAGCATTGTCTTTTGCGGTAAGAGTAGATGCTCCACCGTATGCCCTACGGTTTGATAACTCACGAGCAATTTGGGTGCGAGCATTTAGGTAAACAGCCAAATCTCTAGTTATCTGTCTACGACCATTTTCTCGTATCCATTGCGGGTCAGTAAGCATTGTCTTAATAGACTGCATACGGTAAATCCACTTACCTCTATCTACATTGTAATAATCAGCAGCCCAGTCTTGATTACGGCGGGTTAGGTCTGCAATCATCATTTGCTTAAGGGCAAGCAATTCCTCAGCGCCAGATTCCTGATAAGACTCATAACCCTGAGCATCAAGTTGATAGTCTAGGCCTGCCATCTTTTTACGGAACTCAACCCAGCCAACCTTTATGTTGGCATCTTTCTTAAGTTCTGCAGGGTTTCTACGACTACGATATTCCTCAATGGAGCCAGGAACTGGAGCATTTCTATATTGCCAAGCATATACAGCCTCAGAGAAGTCGTACTTACCATCTGGGTCGTTGACCAGGAAGCCAATCATCTCAGGTGTTGTTTGACCAATTTTGCTGATTAAGCCTTTGTATTTTTTAATGTTCTGAAAAGCAGCCTGCGAAGCCTGTGCTCCAGTAGGGTTGTAAGAAGTAGATACAAGGGCTGGACCCATTTCTGGGTACATCTGTAAAAATAAAGTTTCTGCATCTGCGCCATAGACTTGCTGTATTCTACGGAATTGCTGTGTATAAAAACTCAATGGTGAATCATACTGTGCAGCAAATGGCAAAACTAGGTTAGAAAGAATCTTAACCCTGTATAATCCATCAGCCATTTCTTTTATTTCGCTTAACTGAGGCATGGTATCTCGTTCTCCTGAATTAAAACGGATTAATTCGTAACGATAAACCGTATTAAATGTACGGCTCCATGCTTCATCTTGACCATTTAATGATACAAGTTTTTGTGCTGCTGGTGGAAATAGATTGCGCCAAAATCCTTCTTGTGGACCAAAAGGTAGTATTGGCAACATACTCGTTGTTACAATATCCTCTAAGTCAGGCTTTAGTTTAACAATCTCATTAATTGGCATTGTTACAAGAGGACCAAAACCTGCTAATATTTCACCTTGCATAATGATGTCAAGGCTTCGTATTGGAATAGAAACTTGTGTGCCTGCTGCTCGTAATCCTGCTGCCATGTCTTTGCCATATCCAGGAATCTTCTCTACGCCTTTAATAAAACTTGAAGGCATAGGCAGTACTATTTTGTTTTCGTAAGAAAACTCAGTAGTTGGGTTACCATCTCTATCAACCACATTTGGCTGATTACGCAGTGCAGATACAATTTGTCCAGCACGAGCAATAACTGCAGGATTCTCTGTTGTAAGACCAGACCAACGGCGAATAGTATTTTCCCATGCGTTAAAAAATGGCATAACAAAGCGCATTTTTTCGCCAGCATAAGACTTGCGAATAATTGTAAATAAAGTCTTGTTTACTTCTTTACGAGTTGACTCAATGGCCTCACGGCGAATCTTATTAATATCATCAGTTGTTAACTGAGCATCATCTCCAAGATTCATACGCTTAGTTGCTAGAGCAACATCAAGGCGTTGTTTCATCTCTGAACGATAAACTTGACGGGCCAATGGATGACGGGAAAAGGTAGTTTCAGGTAATGAGCCTAAGAAGTAAAACGCTCTATCAATAACTTTAGCCAATCCATCTTGCCAGTTACGAGCCTGTGGGCTAGTTGGAACTATGCGACCAATAATATCTGGCATTTCTGTGTTATCGGCAAAATGATTCCGTAGCCAAGACTCAGTAATTTCACCATTACGGAAGGCTTCTTGGGTCTGGCTATCTGGCAGATAACGATTGTAGGCGCTGTATAAATCGCCAACAAAGTCCTCTGCATCAATAGATACATTTAAGCGCTCTGATGCCACCCTATTTCCTGGCACATCAATATTAAACTTACGAGCATAGGCAGCATTTTCTGGAGCACGCAACCAAGCCACAATTTCTTCTGGGCGGGTGCCATTAAGCATTTGCTCAATCAATGGGTCAATACGCCCATCTGGGCTACGGAAGAAAGTGTTTAACTGGTTTGCATATCCTGAGTAATAATCAGGCATGTTTGGAGATAAAACATTTTCTACATAGTTGCCGTGTTCTGCTGCAAACATTCGTGCTGGATGGTCTACGAATCTGCGATAAGACTCTGTGTTGTCAGTTCTATCTAATAGAATCTGTCCAGGCTCACCACGGAAAGCATCATCAAATTCAACGGTTGAACCATCGTAGAGTTTTTCTGTTCTACGACCAGTTCCTTGAATAACCTTTGGTGCTGCAAGGCGTTCTTCTTCTACGACTCGTGCGTTTAAACGACTTAGAAGTGCTTGTAAATCTCTGCGAGTTGCTGCCTGTCCGTCTGCTATTTCACGAATAAGTGAAACTATGCCTTCGGTTGGGTATCTTCCACTGGCAATGGATTCTGAGATTTCATTAACTCGCTTTCCAAAATTCTCCGAGCCAGCAATTCTGCGAACGCTCGGCGTTCCTGTGGGTTCATCTGGTCTAACGGCTTTGGTGCCTTTACCCAATGCAAACCTTTCGCTTGCTCCGACATCTCCTGTGCCTTTCGTTCCGATATATTCAAATTCACCAAGGTCAAATACTCCTTGTTGATTGCGTATTGTTCCTAGCCTAATGGCTTCTGCACGATTTGCAATTACATTTACAGGGTCTGACTTAATATGAGGAATACCATCAATATCGTCAATCCAAGTACCAAAATGGTCTGCGCTGCCAAACTTATCAAAATTAGCCTCAAAGTGGTCTGCAACAGAAGCGACCCAAGCCTCTGGGTTAGTGCGGGCTTGTTCCAGTGGGAACGCGTGCGTTGCCCCACGGATAGCAACAGCGACACCTTGCGTAGGTACATCGCCAGTAACCATATCAGAGAACTTAAATGTTCCGCCTTGATTTTGAACAGTACGCTCAATAATCTGCAAGATTCTGCCTTCATCCGAAAGCAATTGTTGTGCATTTTTTGCTGCGTTTAAACGCTGTTCAGCCAAGGCTACAGTTGGTCTGTTGCCGAATCCATCAACTAAGTCAGGGTCAACAAGTACTGTGGAACCACCACGGCTTTTTAAATCAGGTAATACAAGTTTACCTACGCCATTAGCACGCATCCAGTTAAGCAGTTCTGGCTCTTTACCTTGCCAAGCATCACGAGTGCGAATTGTGCCTTTAGAAACACCAAGAATTGTTTGAAGTTCTGGATAATCAGCCAAGTCAAGACCTTGACGAGTTCTGGCTTGTCCTGAGTATTGCTGCATTGAGCGCAAATCTACAGTTTTGCCGTATACCTTTTGACCAATGGTTACGCCTTCTCTGCCAGGTTTACGGATACGGAACTGTGCGGTGGTTAGTAACTCTTGTGAAACTGTATTTGGGTCAATAGATGTCCAGCGCCCAGTTGAAGGATTAAGAACTTGTACTTCGTTACCATTGTTAACACTATTGATAAAACCATCACGCATATCTGCAGCCACTGTTTGTAACGCAGCAGATGGTTGGCGCTTTGCTGGCTTCTTTGGAAGGATAGCCTGTACTTTAATATCTAAAGTACCTCTACGAACACTACTATCGCCTGCGTATGGCTTTACTTCTACTACTTTAAATCTTGTTCCAGGTGGAAGTAAAACTTCTTTTTCTGCTGCTATGTAACCACTTGAAGGTCTAGCACCAAAAGGTGTAAGCGATGTATTGGTTGCCTCAATATCTAATCCAGGATGACCTTTGGGCAATTCAATTTCAAGTACATTTCCACCTCTAAAAGTAGATGCAACATCATATTCTTTAGATGTTGAAATAAAAGCATTATCTTTGATAATATCGCCAACTCTTGCATTAGCGTAAATATCTCTTGTAACGCCACGATATACCGTTGTTGGTTGGACTATAACGCTGCGTTGAATTACGCGTTTAAGTCCTTCTACATATTTTTTTTGAGATGAATTTAAAGGTTCTGGAGTAACATCATCAGGAAAAGCAAAAAGATTACCGCGTAATTTGGCTTGTTCTGGACCTACTACTCCTTGGACATAAGGTGCAACAAAGTCATTGTATTCTTCAATAGATATACGACTTGCAACTTCTGGAGTACCAATTTCTGCGCCTGGAGCAAGTTCAATATTCCTAGGCAGAGGATAAGCCCTACCAGAAATACGCTTGTAAATTTCAGATGCGCTAATGACTGGCATGGCCGAGGTTGCATAGCGCTCTGCCATATCCTCAGTAAAGTTCATTGCTAGAGGGCGTGTATTATCTAAAGCGTTAATTGGCGCTGGTGAACCATGATACAAGTATTCGCCAGTTGCGTATTGGAATACATCAATGGCTTCTTTGTACTGTTCATCAGTAAGTCTACCCATGCGGTATAAACGCTCAATAGATTCTAGGAATACATCAAAATCTTGAAGCGCTCGCTCAGATGCAATAAGCAAAGATTGCTTATCTGCAAACTCGCTACGCAACGCTACAGAATCCTCACGCAATCCTTGTGCTACAAGTCTGCGGTCTGTTAAGCGTTCAATATCCCGAACACGATTTGTGTACCAACCTTTAAATCCTTCTCGGTTAATATCACCAAATGCCATAAGTCCATAGCCCTTAGCAAGAATAGATAAACTTGCTTCAGTTAGGTTACGAACAGTATAGCCAAGACGAAGAAGGACAGAGGCTTTCCAAAGGTCATTAAGAACGCCAGTTGTATATCGCCAAGAATCTGGGTCAGTAATTTCAGATGTGCGGTTTAAGGTATTAAGAACGCCTTTATTCTTTTCAATAACACGAGAATAGTTGGCGAGGTCTACCATAGGCAGTGCGTTAGCACCTTGGCGCTCTAGGTATGGAATCTTAAGGATTACATCATCGCCAGTCATTAAGAACTTACGGTCCTTAATCATCTGTCGCGCAGTTTCGCGGCGAGCCTTATATTGACTCCAGATAACTTGACCAGCCTCATCGCTGATTCCAAGTTTTTTATTAATTAAAGAAATAGATAAATCTTCAAATGATTCAACAACGCGAGCGCGGAGTTCTGGAACTCCACCAGATTGTATGTAATCATTAAGATGGCGTTCAATTACAGGATTTGCTTCATCTCCAACAATACGGCGTAGTAAAGTTCCAAATGCTGTTAATTCATTGTATGAATCAGAGTCATTAAGATTAATATAACCTGATGGGGTTTCTTGAAAAGAATCGCCAATTTTCCTAATACCAAAATTTATTACTGCTACAAGGGGATGATACCTAGTTGGCTGAAAATACGCAACAGTTGGAAACTTGCTTGGTTCGTTTAAATCAACACCTTTTACTTTAGCAGCACGGCGTTCAGCGCGATTCATAGCCATCTTTTCAAAGGCTGGCTTACCAAATGTACGCTTAGTTAAAGCATTGCCATTTACATGTAATTTATTTAATGCTTGGAAATATGAATTGTTATCAAGATTTGCAATATAATCACTGGCTGCATCAAGGACATTAATATCATCTACGATTCCATTGGTAGGAACTCCGTCAAGAATCATCATGTCAACTTTAGACACATCTTTTGTTTTATCAAAAACAAATGCTAGTTCTTTGCGTTTATCTACAAGACGACCCATTGCTTCTGTATTACGCAAGGCTGTAGCCATAAGTGTATCAGCAACATCGTCTACGGTATCTGCTTGACCCAGCAAGTAAGATAAAGTATCTGGGTCATTAGATGCTTGGACCAATGGATGTTGGCGAATTACAGTTTGGTCACTTTTAGCCATCCACGAAAGCGTGTTGTAAATCTCTCCGCCTTCTTCTTTTCCTTCATTTATTGTGCGGGCTAGTGCTGTTGGTGACATGATTTGCACATTGCGAAGAGTGCGAGGCATAAAGAAATCTTTTGCAAGGGTTGCAGCGTTTGCATCACGCGCTCCCATAGGGCGGGTCACTAATGCCTTACGAGCAAGGCCAACGCCTTTAGCAAACTTACCCAATGGGTCTGTTACTGTGGTAAAAAATGTGTCAATAGAACCACTAAGTGTGCGTGCTGCCCAATCAGTTTCAAATATTTTGCGGTCTTTTGAATTAAAAATATCAAAATCGCCTTGAAAAGACTCTGTACCTGGAGTTAATTTTGCTGTTAAATACGAAATTGCTTGACCTGGAGAAATTTCTTGGCGATTTTCCCAAGATTTTTTTGCATTGCCAGTAGCAAGAGTTGTTACTGCTGCAGATAATGGCTCACGAAGGTATCTACCACCAGTTTCGTAAGAAAGCATTGCTGTTGGCATTAAAACTTTATTGAAAGCAAACCCTACTGGCTTGCGAATTGGATAAGATAGTCCTAAAACCGTAGAGCGAAATGTATCTCCTGCTATGTTAAACGCATCAGAAACCCAGTTTTTATCGTTTGACGAAACAGTAGCAAGGTCAAATAATAAAGTTGGTAAGCCAATCTCGTTGGCAAATCCATTTTTTGATAGTTTCTTGGCTGCATTACCAAGCGTTTCGCTAAAACTCATAGTACGCTTTTTAAATACCTAACATAGTTTCGGAAAGCATTGGAAGTCTGTGGCAGTTCTGCCATTACCGATAAATATGGAAGCGCTGCACGCATGCGGTCAGCATCTTCTCCTGTGGCTGTAGCATCATTAGCATACATACTTTCTGTTCCCATGGTTGCCCCAGTGCGTACATCTTCATCTAATCTTTGTGTTTCAGCAGTTAGTGGCACAAGTTTTTGAGTGTTGTTGCTTCTAAATGGGCGTTGGCTAGATGGGGATGGCACATTTGAAAATGCAGGATTTTGACCCTCCATTTTAGCGGCAGTTTGCATTTCATAAAAATCTTCTGCATTGTCTATGCCTGCTGCATATCGTGCAGGTTGTCCATTGGTTCCAGCACCGCCTGTGCCAGATACTAAAAAATTATTCTTTGCTTCTTTTGCCACTTTCCCTCCCACTTAAGTTCGGATTTTAATTTTGTTAAACAGTTTTAAAATATTGTTTACGCGACTGGTAAACGCCTTACAAGGGAAGCCTGAAGGTTAGGCTCACCTCTTTGAGTTAAACTTGCTAAAAGTGATTGAACATCGGGTCTACCACCAGGAGCAATTTGTCCAGGTGCTACACCTTGCATACGACCTGTTGCAGACATACCCATAGGAAGTTCGCCCTCACCTGGAGGGACCGCACCTGGTTGCCCAAGCATTTCGGGACTTACTACTTCAGGGGTCATCGCACCAGGTGGGGGATTCTTGGGCTGGAACGCATCTTGTACTGCCCTTTCAATAGAGGCACCTTTTTGGCGTTCGTTTATGACAGTAGATAATTTATACAAAATATCTGATGGGTCTTGTCCCTGAGAAGCAAGTGCTGGAATTGCTTGTGCGTAAGAAGCGATTGCTTGTTTCATTGCATCGCGTAAATCTTCTGCATCAACTTTTTCTTCTTCTTGAGTTGCATTAAAAGAGAAGGGCATCTGACGGCGTAGAAAGTCACGAGAAATTAATTTATCTCCACGAGCCTGTAAACCAAAAACTAATGCACGGTTTGGGTCAAGGCCTGCCATCAAGCCATACTGAACATCAACAGTGTAATCACCATCAATGTCGCGTGATGGTTTATATTTAATTGCGTATGGAACTCCATTGCGTGTACCACGAAGTTCTTTTTCTATAGTGCCAAAAACTTTTTCATCAATCTTTAGTGCAACGCTAATAAGTTCTACGAAGGCACGAGCAAACATTGCATGGGCTGTTTTGATTTGTGTATCAAATCCACCCATAAGGGCTTGTACGCCACGACCTGTAACAATAGAGGCATCAATGTTTCCTGTGCGAGATTCAGGATAGCGAGAACCTAAACGAAGTTCTCCCTCAAGTACTTGCTGTTGTGCAAAAGCACCTGATGGTATTTCAATAGGCAATCTGCGAATATCGCCAGGTCTGTCAGTTCTAATAATAGCATCTGGTCCAAAGGCTAACTCATTTACATCTTGAGGGGCTACAAGGGGGGCTTGAACTGCTTTAGTGGCAGCCTCAAGCGATAGAAGTGCATAACGAGCCTTTGCAACTTGAATTGCAAGAACATCGTCAAATTGACCCCGCGCTTGACCATCCAAAGATGGTCGTTGAACAATGCGTATTAAACATTCGCCAATTGGATTAGGCGCACGGTCAATAACAATATTGTTTCTTGATGGAACAAAAATTATGTCTTGGTCTTTGTCATGATAACGAACAATCTCCATCATAGAAGCAGTTGAATCTTTTTCATATAATAAATGAGCATATTCTGGATATGCGCTCATTAATTCTGTCAACGATTTTTTAATTCTTTGATACATGCCATGTGCTTTTCCAAATCTATCAATAATTGGATAGCATCCATAAGAATCTAAGAAACGGATACGCGGCATATTTTTTTCTAAATCAACCTCAACTTGAGCAGGTACAAAACCATAAGTTACATAACGGTCTGCTGCGCTAAACATTTGAGTTTGCATATCTGAGAAATCAATAATGCCGTTAACAATTTCTTCTCGCTTATCGGCTTTCTTGCGTTCTTTATCAGATACCATAGATGGGGAATTACAATTAAATGCGGGTAGTGGCGCTATAACCTCTGATAAATCACGAGCCGATATATCCACCATGTTTGAAACAATTGGGTTCTCAAACGGTCCATCTGGAAATAAATCTGGAAAAACATCGCGCATGCGACCCTTACGAACAAGAAGCACTTGTTCCATGCGGGTATCACGGTCAGAATACATTTGACGATAACGCTCATAATTATCTTTGATTTCGTCTAGCGAAAATGGCACACCTACCTCCTGTTCTAATAAATGTCGCTTAGTGATACGGTATATTGTTTTGATTTGTCGTATGGAGTATGAAACATATTTAAACTGTTATGTGTACGAGCAAAGGTTCTTGCATTAGCAATACGGTCACGACAGCCAAGTTCAGCAAACCAAAATGCCATTACGGTATCGGTTTTTTGTGATTTTGGAGAATCTGGATACCAAGTAATGAGTTGTTCAATTAAAGTTTTAATACCTTCTGAGGCATGGGTTGAAGGGAACTCAATGAGTGCATTTTCATCTTCCCAACCGTGAAATAGAGTCGTCAGGGATGCAACTCCGAAGTTCGTGTCCCATTTGTTTTGACCCGTGTGATGTTCTTTTAAGGTCGCACCCCGTGACGAAAGGTATTCCCGTACCTCACGGTCCTGAGTTAACATTGTTTGAAAAGCATTTTTTTCAATACGCCACTCAGAAATTTTATAGTCATCAGTCCAGTCTTTGATTAAACTTCTAATCTCATCTGGTTTCATTCCTGATTTATTTGACACATCTATCAAGTATCGTTTTTGAGTAGAAATATCAATGGCTAGACATACGGCTGCGGTGTAACCGCTACCTGCAGGGTCTAAACCAGCAATAACGATAAGTCCATCCATACCATTGGGTCTTACGCCTGCTTTGCCTTTTGGTATGCGCCCAACATTCCTAGCGCCATTAATAACACCTTTAATAGCATCGGATGGAAATGCTGAATCTTCGTGTACTTGTTGTTGTTGGTAAACCATTGCCCAAAGATTTGGAGATAGACGACTACGCTTTTTACTTAAAGCGCTACCATCCCATTTGCGGTATAGACCATCTGCATCAGGGTTACCTACTCCAGATATTGGAGCCATGTTGGTTTTAGCCCAGAGGGTTACCCACTTAGATGGGTCCTCATCAAATTCAAGAACCGCAGGTTGTGCAAAGTAAGTCCAAGGAGAACTCTCGTCAGGATAGCGCATGGGGTTGCGTACCTCAGAGTATAAATCTTTAGGGCGTAGGCGGGTGCCTATAATAAGAAGTTTGCCATCATTGTCATCAATACGGGACATAACCTCGGATTGAATCCAATCAATCTGCTTTTCATATTCATGTGCGTTAGTGTTATCTACGCAGTCATCCATAATAATCAAGTCAGCGCGGGCACCATAAATATGGCCCCTAATACCAACAGCCTGTACGGTAGGGTCTTTTTCTCCTGAGTCGCGTGCCTCCGAAGAAAGGTAAATTAAGTCCTGCTTCCATGAATCAGAATTCTTTTCAAAACCACCTGGAGGTCCAAAGGTAAGTTGTAGGTCCTGATACTTAGGATGCGTTAGTCTGTTCTTAATGGAGAGCAGGAACTTTTGTGCCATAGCCTGTGTCTTAGACACAATCATGATTCTGATGTTTGGGTTCTGGCAAATCCGATAGATTGCATAGTTGACCGTAATGGTCGTAGATTTTGCGTGTTCTGGAGGCGTGTTAACTATTAATAAATCTGAAGCACCCTGTTCATAGGTTATAGCAGGGTGTATATCCGTAGGTTGTCTACCCTCTAATAAATCTATCCAATGGCGTTGGTGTGTAAAAACACGGGTACCTAGATATTTCTCTGAAAACTCAGGGAAGGGTGGTACTTCCCTTCGCACTGAGCCAATCTCGCCCCTAGCGGTCATAGACCGCACTTTGTCTACAGCAGTGGCAAACTCTTGGTCTACCTTTCGGTAGTACTCATAGGTCTTAACACTCCTACCTACGGCATCCATAGCACGCTGGACAGAGTAGCCTTGCATTAAAAAATCAATAACTTGCTTCTTGATGGCATCGCTTTGATGCGAAGCAGAGGTAGTTCGTTTTCTTTCCATAGGTTCTCCCAAGACGAGGTATTTGGAGTCTTGGGGCTAAACTCCTAACCGAAGGCGAAGTCCAAACGAAGCCGAAGGTTAGGGCTTCTACTAGGGCGACCCCATAGGGTCGCAGTGTGTGTTCGGAGGCTCCGATAATTTTGCCTCCTCACTTACACTATAGGTGTCCAAAAGGTCCTTAACGGACACTTTTGGGTGTGTGATTTACGCCACATTTATAGTAAATCAGTAAAAGTGCAGGTCAGAGCCACATTTATGGGGGGCGAGGACTAGCAAAGTTATATAAGTAGATACATACGCACGCACACGCCGCGTTTTTAAAAACCCTGGGGTGCGATTTTGCATCGCGCACCCGCTCTCTGCATAGTGTTTAAACCCTGCACGCTGCAATGCTGCACCGCTCGCACGCCCACTAGCAGCACTGGCGCGGGTTAAGGCGCTTACTCTGCATTGATAGCGCCCCCGCTCTGCACCAATCGCCCCGCGCCCCGCGTTTAAACATCAAGCAGGCTCGCAACCTCCACCGCCTGCATCAATCGCACAGGGCAGGCAGAGGCTCATAAGTTACCGATGAGTAACAGGGCAAAACTTAAACAAAACAGCAAGCAATCTCACTTGCTCAATATCTTAAGATGCAAAAAGATAGCGTAAAACACTGGTTTGCTCATGGTTACTCACTGGTAACTTGCAGCCCACCGCGTAAACAAGCAACCCACTTTGAGCCAGTGGCAAAAAGTAAAAGCGTTTAAACCCCTCAAAAAGCAGCGTCAAATAATGACTTTTAGGATGCTTGAGTTTAAACGCTAGCCGTGCCATGATGAGCCAGTGGCACCGCGCCACTCAAAGACTGGAGGCAAGAAAATGACTCAAGGAATCACGGTTGCAAAGGTTGCAAAACCAAAGCAATCAACCCGTCTACGCAAAGTTTTCTGCGAGGTTGACGGTTACATTGCAAGAATCTCCCGCTCTACACTTATCACCTATGGCAGCCCTATCTGCCCCGCATGCAATCAAGCCATGAAAGAGGTTAAATAATCATGGCGGTCATTACTTTCGGAATGGAATTTGAAATTCAAGGGCTAAGCCCTGCAATGGCCTCCCGCAGTTTAAACAATGCGGGAATTGAGTGTGACCAAGGGCATGACGGTTCTTGGTCTGCAAAATATGACGGCAGCGTTTCAAGAGGTGCGGAGGTAATCTCTCCAATCCTCACCGCTCCCCGTCTGAATGAGGCTCACAGGGTTACCAAGGCGCTAAAAACAGATGGCGCACGGGTTGACCGTGCCACTGGTTTTCATGTGCATATTGGAGAGCAGTCTCTAGGTTTTAACCAAGACTCAACCCGTGCATCTGGTAGCCATCTCGCAAATTTGGTTATTAATTGGTACGCAGCGCATCACGCAATCGCTGCACTGGTTGCGCCTTCTCGCCTACATAATCGTTACTGTGAAGTGTTAGATGAGGCTCGCGCCATGCTTCAAGCAGACTACAGCAGCCAAGGCAGCCGTGGCGCGTGGAATGGCAACCGATATGTGAGTCTCAATCTGCAATCTATGCTCTCGCATGGCACCGTAGAAGTTCGCCTCCATCAAGGCACTTTAAACGGTGTAAAGGCCATCGCATGGAGTCAATTTATCTCGGCCTTCATTGATGCAACTTGCAACAAAAGCCTAAGCGCCATTGACATGGTGGGAATCAATCCCTTCAGACATGAGCGCGGAACTTGGCGCAGCGTTGCCGAGTGCCACACTTTGCTGGATGCCTTGGTAAATCTAGGTAGTTTAAACGCCTCCACTGGGGATTGGCTAAAGAACCGAGCCAATGACTTAAACAGTTAGCGGGGCAGCCTGCCCCTAGTGGGCTAAGCGTGGGTGCAATCCTCACGGCAGGCACAAACACGGCGGAAAGCCCGCAGTGTTTAAACGAAAGGACTGGAAACTCATGATTGAGTTCTATATCTACGGAAAAAACGGGCACCTAATTAGCATCAACAAAGCCAAAGACTTGGCAGAAATTGCTAAAATCAAGGCAGCGCTGGAAAACAATCAGCAAAAAATCACCATCGCAAAGATAGGTGTTTAAACATGGAATACGAACACCTCAACGGCACCGCGATGCTATTGATAGCGCTGCTTATCTGGGCGCTATACAAAGCACGCACCAGTGCCAAAGGGAAATAAAACAATGAAAGAAAATGATGACTGTTTAAACAACACCGTCATTTGTGGCGACTGCTTGCGACCTTCGTGTAAAGGTTGCGAGCAGTAGCCTTATGATATACTTAACCTACTGACCAACTACTAGACTGGAGAATGTAACTTATGTGTGGAATAGCAGGCTATTGTCTGGATGCTAAGCACTACTCACGCATCAGCACTAGCGACCTCGCTGGGCAGATGCTTTACGACATTGAACACCGTGGCACCGATGCAACTGGTGCTGCATGGATTAACCCACGCAACGGCAGGCGCGTTATCAGCAAGGCAGCAACTAGCGCGACTAAGTTCGTGCCCAAGGCGGGCGCTAATCTATGCAATGGCGCAACGACTGCCATCTTGCACACGCGCTTTGCGACCCAAGGTTCGCCAACTGTTGCGAGCAACAATCACCCAATACCACGCGGTAAAATCGTACTTACTCACAACGGACACATCAGCAACGACACCGAATTGTTTAAACAACTAGGTGTGCCCCGCCTGGGGCAAGTAGATAGCGAGGCTGCTGCTGCTCTCATTGCTTTCAGTAAAGAAAAGCCATGGGAAATCTTGACCCAACTCTATGGCACTGCAGCACTTGCATGGGTTACCCAACACGACCCGCGCTCATTACATCTAGCCCGCGTAAACTCATCACCGCTATGGCTAGGTCAATCTAATTATGGCTCCCTCTTTTACGGCTCTACTAAGGAAACCGTGGAGAACGCTGCAATTATGAGCGACTCAGAGATTGATTGGTTTCATGATGCTGCCGAGGGTGAGTACTTCAAGGTACGCGATGGCGCAATCATTGAATATCAGACCTTTGAGCCAACTAAGCCAGAGCCTATCTACTACGGCGTGAACTGGTGGAATGAGTACGACACGGTAACAACTGCACCGCGTGCTTATGCAACCGAACTTGACTACTATGGCAAATACAATCAACGCCGTGCAGATAAGTACGCACGCTGGTGGGAGGATAAAGACGAACTAAACTTCTAGTTCTGTACAGTACTGCTAACTCTCCACTGTTTAAACAAGAACCCCTGCTTCGCGGCGGGGGTTCTTTATTATCATATTGCGCCGCAGATAATGTTCGCCGTGTTTAAACAATACAAAAAAATATTTTTGTTTTTTTTTGTATAACCTTCTTGACTTTAAGATAACAAATGTGAGAAACTTGCGCTCCCAACAAGAAAGGATAGACAAATGTATTTAGCGACTGGCGAAATCATCGGCATCATCATTGCACTTATCAGTGCATTAATCGTGCTGGCTCTAGCCATGAAAGACAATGCTCGTTTAAACAAATACAACACATACCTACGCAAGCGTAACTTAGAACTAACTAAGAAACTTGAGAACTCAGTAGAAAGACCCTTCTGATGAGTGAATCACCCAAAAAAATAACACACGCAACGGCTCAGACGAAAGCCATACGCAGATTGGTAGACTTGCACCGCAAGCAATACCAAGAACTGTATCGTGATGAATGTGCCAAGTTAGGGCTGGACAATAACCCGACCAAGGAACAACGCATCGCAAAACTTAAGGAACAATTACAAAGACTGGAGAAAAAAAATGTCTACTAAACAAAGCACCAAGCAAAGCACTTATGAAGGTTGGAAAAACTACGAAACATGGAATTGTGCGCTATGGATTAATAATGATTATCCGCTTTATCTAAGCGCCACAATTTTCATGAAAGCATACCGAGGGGTAAAGCCTTACCGAGATTGGGTGAAGGTTGCTGGACTAACAAACTCGCAAACCAAAGACGGATGCAAATGGCTCAGCAGTAAATTATCTTATGCAGAACTTAATCAAATGATGGAAGGGTTAAACTCATGAAATTAATTATCTGCCCAGTATGCAGTAAAGAATGGCAACTGCGAAGTGGTATGGCCTATCAAAGCCTAGTGCGCCATATCAAAGACGAACATAAGGACAAGGTGAAAGCATGAGCGAACACAGGCAAGTAAAAGGCGTAGTAATACGCCCTGATGGGACACATGAGGAGAGATTGTTTAAACAACTTTCCGATTATCAAACAGCCGTGCAAGGAGTTATTGATGCGGTTCGTTTATACGATTACAACGGCAGGGAGGTGGGGTGCGCGTATGTAGACGATGAAGGATTGCTCAAGGGTTTATCCATGAATCCATTAGGCAGTGCCATATCGTTCCTCTTTGGTAACACGCCTCACTTGGTAGGCAACATCGTAATCGTTGGTAAAGTAGATGATGAAGGTTACGACACCGACATCCCTGATTACCTATTGACCCTAATAAAAAAGATTAGCGCCAAAGAAGAACTGGTCGCATAATGTTTAAACGATTAGTCGCCATCTTCCTTATAGTAACGGCAAGCGTGACTATAGACGACAGATTCTTTGATAAATCACATGTGCCTATCACGCCAGCACTAAGCAGTGATGAAGTGGCAGGCACGGTGATTGCTTTCTATGAGAACGAATACCAACGCTACGCAATAGACATGCTCACCCAAGCGGGCAAATTGGAGCAGTGGTCATGCCTTTACACACTCTGGATGCGAGAGAGTAACTGGAATCCACGGTCATTAAATCGTAAGAGTGGGGCATACGGAATTGCCCAGTTCATGCCAGTAACATGGGAACTCGTAGGGTTTAAACGCACCGACAATGGTTTCATTCAAGTGGAGGCAGGACTTGTATACATTCAACGCAAGTATGGCGGGAATATCTGTAAGGCACTAGGTAGCAACATCTCAAGGGGGTGGTACTAATGAAAGAAGATTTGGCTAAGCATATAATTAAAAAAGGTTTTACCTACACCATTGAGGTTGAGCCAGTAATTATGCGGGAATCAATCAAACTTGATGACCTTGTTGATTGCATTAACGAATATTTGATTGGAGAAAAAAATGAACATAACGCCAGTGTTTCATAAGATACGCAAAAGAGAGGCGCGTGGGCGTGTGTATTACACACTTGTGTACAATCCAAGCAACTTTAAAGATGCTAAGTGTGCGGGTGTATCAACAGAAAACTTCTATCCAATCACGGATAAGTTTACCCCCGAACAGGAGCGCTACATACGAGAGCGAATCTGCGGTGGTTGTCCAGTCATTGAGGCATGTGCCGAATGGGGATTGGTCCACGAACGCTACGGTATATGGGGTGGCATGACCCCAGCAATGCGTGATAAAGAACGCAAAAGGAGGGGTTGGGCGCTGGTTGACCCGCAGTTGAAAGACAGAAAAAATTAAGTTAAACTAGAACAGCAAGCACCGCCTAGGTACCAGTCCCGAAAGCGGTGCTTGTTTATTTATGAGGCGCACAATTCCGTCATAGTTTAAACACATTGTGCATTAGCATAAATAATTCATCAGATAAATCATCAAGAGTTCCATCGTTGTAAAGCACTCGTTTAAACATGTAGTTATCCAGAGCGCGTTCACTAATATGGTCATTAACTGCGCCGTGGTTATGTCTGTTTATACGCCACACTTCCCCGTCTTGATTCTCAATCATGCGTGCTTCGTTAGGAAAACGAACATCGGGTATAACAATGCGCTCACCAGTGGCAACTTGACTTAACAAACGCCACACCCAAACATCTTCATGTATTAATTTGCGCCCAACTTCAGTGCCCATGGCCTGAAGCAAACGGCGCACCTCATCTTTAGATTTAGCAACATTCCACCCATACATTTGTACTGACTCGTTTAAACGCATGCCATTATGAAGAATAGGATTTAATGCAAGCAATGCTTCACGAATACCATCAGCAAACGCCATTCGTTTAAACCCATAGTTAAGTACAAGTAGTTCTGCAACTGTATCCTTGCCACTGCGAGCGTACCCGCTCAATCCGATAATCATTTATCCTCCTTGTATGGACTTTCCTTCTGCTCTCTATGGCAGTTCATGCACCAATAGTAGTCAACTGGGTCGTCAAAATTATCGCCTGCTAGTGTGCCAACCCAAAAATGAAAGCCAAACAAACACTTCAAACGGTTATACCAATACCAAAGGTAAATCACTCTTGCTCTTCCTGACTTCTAATCTCTGCTCTTGCTTCTGCATTAGAGCGAACGCGCCTACGCCCACGCCATACTGGTGCCTCTCCACCTAATCTGTCTTGCAACTTATTCAGTGCCCGTTTAACACGCTTACGCATGGCTTCCTCAGTGGTTCCATAGGTTTCACCAAGGGCACCAAACTCCATACCGCCATTGGCATAGCGCATACGGAGTAGTTCTTTGTCTGTCTTGTTTAAACGGTCCAAGCCTGCAGCAACATCTGACAAAAGCGCAATGCGATTACCACCCTCAGATGGTTTAGTGCTACGACTTATGTACTCACTGCTCATATCAGGGGTGTCTGTCCAGCCTTGGTGTGTCCATACATCACGCAATAGTTCATGCAACACCTCATGTGTGTAGTAAAAACTATCATTGATTGGTGCGCGAGATAGGTGCGAGCGCTCTTTGGCTACATACTTCTGTGCTTCATTATAGAAAGTCTTACGCAGTTTAAACTTTAGACTTTCCTCTGCGCTCCATTGTTCTATCTTGTGCCAGTGTTCTAGTGCCCACAATGAAAGGTGCTGGTATAAATCATCAGTAGTTACAAGCCCACGGTGTATGCGATTAGCACGGGTTGCAACTTGGCGAGCAACACTATAGATAGTTTCCCAAACTTTATCTTGATTATCCATCAATGCCATCTGTTATCAATTCAATAGGTACACGCCAACCATCTATTGAGGCATCGGCATATTCATCTATCATAAAATCATCAGCCTTAAACGAACCAAAGATTTCAACTATGGAGTAGTAATCCTCATCTAAAATCTTAACGCCGAAGATTGTTCTGCCTGCATCTTTCTTCCAAAAAGGAATCGCGCTTTGAGTCCTTACGGTTCTAACCTCAAACTCACCCACATCAGGTATGTTCTTGCGTTTAGCGTGCAGTTCATTGGGATACCAAGGCACTGACCATGACAGGTTGTACTCTCTAGCCACTGCCCACTCAGCAACATTGGCTCTGATATTGGCATTAATCTCAGGCTCTAACTTTCCAGACTTCTTACCTGCTGCATAGTTGGGTCTATCAATAGAACCAAACTTGGTGAGCCAACGCTCTACTGCCAGTGTGGTACACACCCGCACTTCTTCTTGACTTAGTTTAACAATCACTTGTTTAAACACCCACTCGCTTTCGTAGTCCCTCTGCTCCTTCGTTAAGGAACACATCGTTAACATCGCAGTTGTCAGGCATGAACACGGGGAAAACATTGTCCAATTCTCTTGAGAGGGTCTTTGCCATCTCTTTACCTGCGTTGTCACCATCACAAAACAACATAATCTTTTCCCAGTCTGCAAGAACACGAGAGTAAAACGGTTTCCAGTTGTTAGCCCCAGGCAATCCCACTGCTGAGAAGCCAACTTGTGTAGCGATGATGGTGTCTAATTCACCTTCGCATATCACAAGGAAATCTGTATCACTACTAAGCGCATCAACATTGTAAATGTGTGTGCTTGCTCCAGGTCTTGACAGATACTTCGGACCGCTATCATTGTTTAAACTACGGAAACGAATATCAATCACACCTGATGGAGTGAGGTAGGGGATAGCCAACTTGCCAAGGTAAAGTTCATGTCCTGTTTCAGGATTCGCCACGAATCCGAGGCGGAACATACGCGCCGTTTGCTCCGTTATACCGCGATTCATCAGGTATGGCAACGCTTCTTCTAGGCTTGTTGCGTAGTTCTCCGTTGCTTTCGCCAGTAATTCTCTCTGCGATTTTGAGAGCCTTGCCATAATCCACTCCTTCTTTCTTCATGATTAATGAATACACATCTCCTGCCATGTTGCAGGCAAAACATCTGAAGCCACCATTGTCTATGTTTAAACGAGCCGACTTCACATGGTCATTATGGAAAGCGCAACGAACCGATTGCCACCCTCCACGATTTTGAGGAATTACAAATCCGTAATACTCAAGCACTTTCACAATGCTGTGCTTAAAGGTTTGGGAGGACATCACTGAGTTTCTGAACGACATAGGCTTCACCTATCCCCTTGTTGCTTGCCTTAATAATAACCAAAGGCGTAGGAGCAACTGTCAATCGCTTTGCAATACGGTAGTTCTCTGCTTCAATTTCAGATTCACGAATCCAACCACTTAAATCAATACGACCATCACGGCGCGGAGCCTTGGCTTCAACCACATAGATACCATTAACTCCAGGAACAAACACATCACCAATATCGTTGCGACCAGCACGAGGTAAGCGCTGTGCATTTAAACCCTGTAGCATAAAGAAATTA